GCACACCCAACCGTCGCAGCGGCTGTCGTAATGATCGTACCCACAGTGGTCTGCGTATTACACGTCACGTTCGGAGTGACCCGGCCAGCGACACCCGCGCTGTTCGTGTACGTCACGTTGAACTGTACGCCGCCGATCTGCGATGCCACCTCGACCGCCATGATCTGGACCCCGGCGCCGTCCGTGTACCGCGAAAGGCTCTCCGATTGCGTCATGATCTGCGCGTCCGTGCTGCTCATGTCCACGAATGGATAGTACAGCAGGTAATCGCACAGGATCATGGGCAGCGGCAGAGCAGTGGTCGGCGTCGAGACAAGGGCCATCAGCCGGCGCAGGTGCTTGGTCCTGCCAATCCCAGGCGCTGCCCCGTGGAAGATGCCGCCATCACTTGATTGCGCCAGCCGCTTGGACGCCAGAGGCGCTGCCGCGTAATAGTTTGGCACCGGATTGCCGGGCGACATCGACAGGTCGAACCAGATGTTCGTGCCGGTGACCTGCGTCGGTGCCTTACGGAACCCGAACACGGTCGTCTGCCCGCCCTCGACGGCCTCGATCAGCTCACGATGATTGAGAAACCCCGTCATTCTTCTGGCTCCGGCGGGTTCTCGATCACTGCCTCGTATTCACCCACGCACAGACACGCCCGGTGCGCCTCGCCTTCTTCGGCGCGCACTTCAATCCCGCATTCGGGGCATCGATAGTGGATGATGATCGGCATCAGTCTTCCGTGCCGTCGAGGTCACCGGCCCCGAATTGTGGTTGTATTCCCGAGCTAATCGCCAGCGAGGCACTCAGTGCGCCCTTGTACAATATCTTGCCCGTCGAGGATGCTGCCGTGCCAATCGCAAAGTGCGTGGCGGTGACGCTCGACCCCGTACACTGCGGGAACTGGATCAAGGCAGCGTTTGTCACTGCGTTGCCGGTCACCGTCCAGCCCGACCCAGAGCGAGCGACAGCGACACGCGCATAGCTGGTATAAGCCACCTCGTTGGTCGTCTGGTTGCCCGCTTCTCCGGGGTCGGACGAATGCAGCGAAACGTAAAGGTTCGTCAGCGGCGACGAGGCTGCGTTGTCTGCAATGTTGGCGATGCCGGTGCCGTTGAAGATCAAAAGTAGGAGGTCGTTTTCGAACGTGTTACCCTTAGACATTATTCAACTCCGATTGCCCGGCCGTCCGGCCCGCGTTTGATGGTCTTTGGTTTGCTCATGGCCTGTGCGAGGGCTTGCAGGCCCATGCCCAAGGCCTCGCCGGTCCTGTCCTGCCGGCCAGCCTGCTCCCTGCCGACGGTTGCCTGCTGCTCGCCCATCTGGGCGTTCATAATCATCTCTTCGCGGCGCAGTTGCATCTCTTCGGCCTTCAGGCCCATCTCGCGCTGCTTCAGTTGCAGCTCGGCCTGCTTGATCTCCAGCTCGACGCCCTTGATCTGCGCAGCCATGCCTTCCTTCTGAAGCTCGATCTGCGAACGTTGGCCCTCGGCCTGTGTCTCCATTTGCAGGCGGGACATTTCAAGCTGAGCCTTCTGCGCTTCGGCCTGCGCCTTCTGCGCGTCCTGGGCCTGCAAGGCTTTCTGCATCTGCTCGATCTGCTGCATCGCCTGCTGGAGCTGTGCCTGAAGGCCGTTCTCTTCCTTCATCCGCTCCACGAGCTTCTTCTTGCCCTTGATCTGCGAGGCTTCGAGAATGACATCCGGCGGGATTGGTACCCCGGCCTGCACTGCCATCGTCAGCTTCTCAAATTCCTCATGCTGGAGCGTGATCATGTCCGGAGCCGCTTCGATCACGATGTCCACGTCCATTTCTGCGAGGCGGTTCATGTCGATGGGCTCAGGCATCTGCATGCCGGGCATCATTCCCGGCATCTGGCCCGGCATACCCATCGGAGGCATGCCTTGCTGCATCTGCTGCATCTGCTCCGGATCCGGCTGGTTGACCGGCGTGAACTTTGCTCCGCCCGGTGCGTCACCATCCGCAATGCGGATGAACATCGGCTCCTGCCAGAACTGTTTCGCCCTCGACCACATCGCGCGGTACACACGCAGCTTCCAGTCATTGTGCGTGTCGAAGATGGTGTTCTCTTCGGCCATGCCGGCGTTCTGCTGGGCAAGGATGGCGCGGCCGGACTGGTTCTCAACACCGCGTCCCTGCAATCCAGCGTTCGGACCCTGCGCGTCGATCTCGGCCTTGGCGTCCTGCAAGAGCTCGAAGTTCTGCGCAATCTCGGCCTGGCTCTCGATGAACCCCCACTCGACCCCAAACTGCCCGTTGGCAATCAGGACGGCATCAGCGCGGGCCACTTCCTCTTTGACGTTCTGCTCTGGTCCGAACACGCCCGTGCTTGCCCAGACGCGCCGGTTCTTGATCAGGAACAGAGACATCGAGCGGCGATAGTTCATCTCGCTCTGCGGGCTGATCATGTCCCGGACCACGCCGTAGCGCTCGTTCTCGCGTGTCACATAGGCAGACGCTGCAATGATCGGGCAGTCCGTCTTGCCTTTGTCGTCAAGGTACGTGCTTGGGCCTTCCTCAAGGATGCCGCCGCCGCTGAAGTAGGTATAGTTCCAGCCGCCCTCTGCGTCCTTCCAGTAGACGCATGCAACGCGGACACGCTGCCGCTCACTGTCGCCCCAGCGGAAACGCGGCTTGTCGTCTGCGCCCTCGTCGGTGGTCTCACCGGCAAGGGAGCCTTTCAGGGCAGCTTCAGCGTCCTTGCTGTCCTTGAACATCGCCAGCGCGTCGTCGAGGTCATACCAGTTGTGGTAGCCGAGATACCGAGCGTCTGAGAAATCACGGCGCCTGCTGCGCGGATCATAGAAGAACTGGTCGAAGTCGATCTCTTTGCAGTCAATGCCTTCAGCGCCGGAGCCTTGCTCATAGCAAACATCCACAGCGCAGATACCCTCGATGCACATGCCGCGGAAGCTCTCGGAGGCTACCTTATCGAAACGAACAGCGTTCTCGATGTAATCCAGCACGTCCGTTGCGATTTCGGCCTGGCGCTCGTTCTGCGGTTTCCTCGCATAGGCTCTCGGATCCGAGCGGGCCTTCTGCTCGATGCCGCACAGGAAGTTCACCTTGCGCTTGATGCGGTTCATCGTGACAATCGGCTGGCCGCGTCTCAGCAGTATCTGCTTCTCGCGCTCATCCCACTGGCCATCGTCATAGTTGTCGTACCAGTCGCGGTCGCGGTGCGAGAGCTTGCGCGCTTCGCTGTGGGTTTCTTCTGCGTTGCGGACCCACCGCTTGTAGGCCGCAATGCCCTTGCCCTCGAATTCGGGCTGGGTGGTTTCCATTGGTTGGATGGCAGCTAAATTCGCCATGAATCTCCGCCTCCTGTGTTTGCGCCCCGGTAGTCCGAGAACGTCTTCGCCTTGGGTTTGTCGAGCGGCACGATGGCCGGGTGAGCCATATCAAGCGCCCGGCCGATCATTCCGCACACGTCCACCGCGTCGTCGTGCTTGCCGGCGGGAAACGCGATCAGTTGATTGAGCACCCGCTCGCCTGTGTCGTCGTCTTTCAGGGACACTTCGCCCATTGCTGACCGGGACTGGAACCCGCGTGCCCGTGTTGCCTTGTCATGGATCGATGAGAGCCATTCCATCCGGCAGCGCGTGCCTGTTTCGATCATCCTGCGTCTGAGCATCGGCTCGATGGCCTTCTGGATCACACCAGCTTCGCCGAATGCGCAGATGGGCTTCCATTTCTTGATCAGGCGCAGCAGCTCGTCGATCCACACATCAGAGCTTGTCTGCCCGTGCCACCAGTCGGCCTGGTATATCTTGCCGCTCGCTCCAATGGCGAACACGCCGTGTTCTGTGTAGTCGCCGTCGCCGTCCGTCACTGCGTAGTCGCTGCACAGGTAGAAATGGTGGGGCTCGTCGATTTTGCCGTGGCGCTCGAACCAGTGGCGCTGGAAGAAGGTGCCTTCGTCTGGGCTGGGTTCCTGCTGGTAGAGCGCAGACCAGTCACGCGGGCCAATGGCAGACTTGATGCGGGTCAGCGCAGGGACATCAAATTCATCAGGCCAGAGCGCCTCGCCGTTGCTCATCAGCGCGGGCAGGATCAGCTTCACCCACTTGTCGCCGCCCTTGGCTTCGGCTTCCAGCAATCGGCCTGCCAGGTCGTCCTCGTGCCATCGGGTCTGAATCAGGACAACAGCGCCGCCTTTCATCAGGCGGGTGTAGGCTGTCGAGGTGTACCACGAATACACGAGGTTCCTGCGGTTCTCGCTGTCGGCCTCTTCCCTGTCCTTCAGCGGGTCGTCAATGATCAGGATGTTTGCGCCGCGCCCGGTGACTGCTGTGCCCACACCTGCCGCGACATACGCGCCGCCTGTCGATGTGTTCCAGCGGTTCGCTGCCTTGCTGTCCGCTGCCAGTTCAGTCCTGAACACGTTCTGGTATCGCTGCGTCGCCACGATGTTCCTGACCTGCCGGCCAAAGTCCGTTGCGAGATCCGAGTTATACGATGCCTGGATGATCTGCCGTGTCGGGTCTCTGCCCAGTGCAAAGGCCGGGAAGCGTTTAGTCGCCAGTTCGCTTTTTCCGTGGCGAGGCGGCATGAAGATCATCAGGCGGTCGATCTCGCCCCGCTCGACCTGTTCCAGCTTCTCCGCGATCAGCGCGTGATGGCTTGCCGTGCGGTACTGCGGGAACGTGTATTCAGTGAACGCTATCAGGCTCTTGCGAGCGCCGCGCCGGTCCAGCAACTCCTGCGCTGCTTGCGCGGGTGATGGCGAGGAGCTCTGCGTCGTCATACTCATCGACATTGCGGTTGATGTTCTCCCGCTGTGATTTCTCTATGCGCTCGCCGGTCAGAATGCCGACTTCCTTTAGGGCGCTGATTGCAGGCCCGTAGGCGCCTTGCTTTTCTGCGGCTTCCAGTATGGCCACGCCTTTGTTGATGAGCCACTGGAGATCAATCTGGAGCGATTGTGCGGCTTCCTGACGGCGTTCGGTCATGTATGCGACGACCTTAGGATTCCTTACCAGTTCAGAAGCGCTCACTGCTGCCACGTTGTCGTTGGCGCATTTGTAGCCTGCCTGCTTGTAGGCGTCGGTCTGGTTCCTGCCTTCGAGGATAAGGTCGGCAAAACGCTGCTGCTGTTGGCTTAAACGGCTCATTTGCCACCTTTGGTTATGTCCAGCCGCTGTTCGGGCAGACCAAAAGGCCTGTTTCGGTAATGCCCGGTAGCAATCACGGCGCAAACTGGAACTTGAAGCCGTAGTCGTTGGCGATCGGGAACCCATCAATCTCCAGCAGGACGAGCAGTTCCTTGGTATTGCCGGCGGCTGTGGTGATCCGGTGTTCCAGCCATCCGGAGCGAGAGCCTGAGAGCTTGAATGTTGCGGTTGTGGTTGTGTTGCTGGCGCCTGAGAGGGTCAGGCCTGTGGCGTAGTTTTCCACGCTTGCAATGGTGTCAGTGCCGAGCCAGCTTGACCAGTTGACCGTGTAGGGCAGGGTTTCGTTGCTGTCCTGGTTGGCGACGACCGATCGCCCGCGGGGCTTGCAGCCTCGGAGAATTAGCTTCCCCTGTTGCAAGACGCGGATCAGGCGGTCGGTCATACGTCGAGGGCCAGGTTGGTCACGGCAGATCCACCCGATGTGCCAGAGGCGATGAGGCGGTATTCACCGGGGGCTTCGATCTGCTTGGTGGTGTCGCCTGTGTAGCCGGTCTCCACTGCGATCCATCCGGATGTGCCGATACGGCGCTGGAGGGTGATCGTGATCGTGCCGGTGATGTCCACAGCGTATGAGGCTGTCTGCCCGCGAGGGACAACGAACGTGCCCGTGGCGGGGTTCGTTTCATCATTGGCGTCTAGGGTAACTGCAATTGCCATCAGCGGTATTCCTTATGCGTTACAGGCTCGCCCTGAGCTAACTGGTGGGCGTGGCCGAGTTCGTGTGAGATCAGCGGGTGCAGGTCTCGCGGCAGGACGAGCGTGACGGGGCCGCCTGCTTCAGCGTAGGCGCATCCATGTGCGCCCGTTGGAAGCTGGCCAGAAATGGCTTGCAGTTGCGCACAGCGCAGGCCAACGGCTTCGGCTGACTTCCACTCGACCAAGGTTACGATGTCGCCTGTGAGGCGTGTCGGAGGCTGACCAGCTAGGGCTACGTCTACAGGGCGGGTGATTGCGCATCCGGTCAGGATGGCTAGGGCGGGCCAGAGGATGAAGCCTAGGCGGTCGGTCATGTGGAAACCGTTTGGAGTTGGGCGTCTGTAAGGGCGGAGTTGAAAACAGCGGCCCGGCGGATGTAGCCGAAGGGCGTGCCGGATTGCCCAATGGTAAGCGTTACTGGATTGGTCGGCACAGCCGCTACAGTGTCCTCAGTTGATAGCGTTCCAGCGCAGGCAAGGCGAACGCTGTTCAAGGCAAATCGTGCAGCCATCTTGTGAACTACGTTCACCGCCAGCGCGCCGCCCACGGTCAGGTCAGCCACGTCTGCTGCGCCTGTGCGCTGGATTGCGCGGGCCAAATCTCCTGTTGACCGGACTGACAGGCTTGAGCGCTCGTTGCCATCAAATGCAACACGGAGAATTTCTTCGTCGCCCCCCGTATCCACCGCCCGTTCGATTTCCGCCCAGAGGGAAAGCGGGTAGCTCACACCTGCCGTGTACAGCAAGCTGTCAGCCGCCCTAGTCGCAGAGGCTGCAACGGTCGGGATGTAGGACGA